CAAGTTTTCACTTGCCGTAAAGGGTTGAGTGCCCTTCCCTAGGATAATCCTAGCCGAAGGGTGTGGATCCTCTTAGTAGTCTAAGACTTCTTTGAGGATCTGCATTGCTTCCATCGATTTGATGGGACCAAATGCCTGTTGTAGCAAATTACTGTTTGGTAAATTTGCTGCAATAGACCGTGCCACTATGTTAACAAAGTGCAACACGATCTTCGTAAGAGGGTCTCCCATAAGGACCCCTCTACGAGTCTCGATTTTCCTGAGTTTCTTCTCAGGATCAACGACTTCACCTATTTCCGTATTACTATGGAAGTAGATGTTACGCGGACTGTATGCAATTTCACATACTAAGTTCCGCAAAACCGCCGGGATGCCACATTTGAACATCCAGGCTGGTCCGATCTCTCTCGCAACTTTGTGCGAAAGAAAATCGGTTGCGGTTTCGTAATCTGTAGAGGTTACGAAAGCTGCCTTGTAGACTACTTTCACGAGAGAGTAGCCTGCAAAGTTCTCTTCTGTTGTGGATTCCACATTGAAGAGAATATCTTCATAATCGTCCGTCTCGAACGATTTGAAGACATTCCAAGCGTGATGAGATGCCTTCATCCCGCTATGGCTGCTCCGAAACCCCCTTTCGAGGGGCACGGCGCATATCTTGCTTACAAGATCGAGAACGATCTTGATGCAAGCTCGAGTCTTGGTAATAGCTCTGCTTTTACCCGGCTCGTCTACGACCACCAACATAGCGTCCTTGCGCTGTGCTGGAGTCAAAAAGAGTACTTCTTCTAGGCATCGCCAGAAGATGTACTCCCCCGCGTTGGCGTCCTCTGAGAGGTAGCCTTCGCGTTCACCGGTGTCAAGGTTGTATACAACAGCCTTATCACCTTTCGCTCTACCGCTACAGATATCCTGTATCGCAGATAGAGTGCCGTTTTCAGCTTGGGATTTTTCCCAACAGCTGTTGGCGTTTACAGAGATTGAGGCTTTAGTCCTCAACCCTGTAAAAACGTGATCGGGAAGAGCCTGGAGCTCTTTCGCCATCACCGCACGGATTAACATTAACGCAGTGTCGCTAATGGTATCCGGAATGCTTACAGTCTTAAGGAATTTCTCCTTAGACTGAAGATTGACGAGAAGAGGCGGCTTACCCGCTCCTCTCGTCTGTGACAGAGTCCCGCT